CAGAAGATTAGAGATGAAAATCACTTGTTTTGACAATTTTTGGGAGGAGTTAGACAGTGGAAGATAAATTCACGCTAGAAGATTACATCTATGTTCCCATTGAACCAGAGTTAGCAAGAAAGCTACTCAAATATCACGAAAAAGACTGGGAACCTTTTGACGAATTTAACGGCTTTTATCACTGCTTAAAACAAACGTTGGAAGATTTTGATAATAGATTTGAGCCTCAAAAAGAAGAGTCTGAATTTTAATTTAGGAGTAATCATGTCTCAACCTATCGAACTTTCTTTAGAACAGCAGTTCAATATTCGTTCTTTTCAGTCTCAGGTAGAAAAAATGAGCCAAGAGCAAGCGCAGGATTTCCTGATCAAGCTTTACGAACAAATGATGGTCAGAGAAAATATGTACAAAGCTTTTCTTAAGCATCGATGGGGATTAGATGATAATCCGTGGCAAAAAACAGAGTAATACCACAATGCCAGTTATTAGTTATTAGTTATTAGTTATTGGTTATTGGTTTCTATATCTCTCAACAAAATAAGGGCAAAATTAATTATGATCATGACTCTTGAAGAAATCAACGCAAAACTGGACTTGCTTCTAGAAGAAATAGAAAACTGGAAACCTAAATCTGATTTATTTCTGAAAGAAATAGAAACTTGGAAGCAACCCAATATTAAAGAAAAAGGAAAAGCCAATGTTTAATGCAATCTACAAGCCCAATCAGTTGATTTTAGGCAGTGGCTATATTGCTATCTGTACAGGATGGACTCCTGCTAAGTCAGTAGCCGCAAAACTCGATCCCTCTGATTATGCCGTAATTGGTAATCTTTATAGCGCGTCAAGGGGAATTAACTTTTTAGTCCGTAATTTATTGGCCAATCCTCACGTTCGTTATCTTGTTGTAATGGATTTAACCCAAGAAGACAAAAATTCTGGTAGTGTTCAATGCTTGAAAGATTTCTTTGAGAATGGAGTTTATAGAGGGAAGAATTATGTAGGGAAAGAGTGCTGGGCAATTGATTCTTTAGTAAAAGGATACATCGATTTAGATATTCCTTTAGAAGTTTTAAATCAATTACGATATTCTATGATTTTAATACCAAATCTTGAACGGGATATAGATATAAAATCAATAGTAGAAGTAGGAACCCTTGGTTCGTGGGCAGAACCGATGGTTTTTCCCTACAATGAACCTACATCAGAGGTAAAACCCGGGCCGCGCTATGGGCATCGGGTTGAGGGCAAAACTATTGCTGAAACTTGGATAAAAATATTGCAAAGAATCAAAACTATTGGCACTATCAGACCTACTGGGTATGATGGTAAATGGCAAGAGTTAATCGACTTAATGGCGATAGTTACCGATGAACCGAAAGACTTTTATTTTCCAGAACCTAACTATCTACCTTTAGACAGAGAGTATCTAAAGAACTATATTCCACAAATACTTAATGATGCTGATTATCGAGAAGGGGTTAAATATACCTATGGTCAGCGATTACGCTCTTGGTTTGGTCAAGACCAGATTAAAGCAGTTATCAACAAATTGATTGAAGAAAATGACTCAGCTAGTGCCGTTATGTCTTTGTGGGATAGCGGAAGTGGAAACCCCCAAAGTCTTACCAGTGGATGTTACAGCTTGGCTTTAAAAAGTCAGCTTTCCCGATCAAACGAGCTTTTTTTCGATTCTGACGGGTGGGAAATAGTACCAAATTCTATTGACCGAGGAGGCCGCTCGGTAGGCGATTCAGATCATAATCACAGCGGATCTCCCTGTCTCAATCATATCTGGGTAAGAGTAGTAGATAATGAACTATCCCTGACAGCTACCTTTAGAAGTAATGATATGTTTTCCGCTTGGCCAGCTAATGCAATGGGATTACGGGCTTTACAGCGTCATATCAGAGATGAAATTGCTAGGCAGTCTGACTACGATTTAACAATGGGTCCACTGATTACCATTAGTCAATCAGCCCATATTTACGATGACTGTTGGGAAACCGTAGAACAATTACTTGCTAATCAATACCAATTGATTATTAATCAAGAGTTTCGATACTACAGCGACCCTGCTGGTAACTTCTTAGTAGAAACAGATAGCAATAATATCACAGTCAGCCAGCTAACTCCTAGTGGTGAATTTGTGGGAAAATGGGAAGGTAAGAATCCTTTGAAGCTAATCCGTCAAATAATTGCCGATTGTCCCAGTATTCAATCTTTTCATATCGGCTACCTAGCTAGAGAAATTGAACGGGCATCTCAACTAAAAACAAATTACACTCAGGATAAATAAATGTCAACACAAATCATCCCAAAAGGACAATCCCTTCCCGACGGCACTTATCTGTATAAATGCCCTTGCTATGTTAATCCTTGCAACCTGTGTTTTAACGGCAATGAGACTGCTATAATTAACTCTTTAAAGACAGCAAAAGGACAACAATATTATGGCAACTTAAAAGCTTATTTGGCTATAAAAGGACAGATCATTATATCTATTGCAAAGTCAATAAAAGAAAAAAATAACGGCAAATTTACAATGATTAATATTACAGAATTAGCTGATACTCTAGGGTTTCCTAGAACACGAATTAAACCTTTAATAGAATATTTAGAAGAGTGTGGCTTTATAAAAGCTGGGACTTATGATAGACTGAGAATATCAATCAATTGGCAACCGACAAAGATGTAATTACTTCAAATTAAATTACACTCAGGATAAATAACAATGAACGCCAAACAAGTTCTTACAGAGTTAATACAATCGGTCAACGAAATTGATAAAATCAGAAAAAAAATGACCGTCCTAATATTGAAGGAATGCACAGATAAAATGCTGACAAAATTTTTTAAACGCTCACATATTATCCCTGAATTAATTGACGCTGGTAAGACTTTCACTGACAAAGAGATTGCTGAAATTTACGACGTTAGCTTAACTACTATTCGCAGATGGAAAAAAGATGTAAAAGCTCGTCGTCAACCAAACACAAAACTCTGTTCAACTTTACCTCATAGCTGGATAATTAACAAAAATGGTAAATGGGAAAGAACCGAATGGAAAGGAGTGTTTAATTAAAATAAAATGAAAATAAAGGAATTAAAGCAATTTTGCTGTGATAGAATTGCTAACGGACATAAAACTATCACTCTAGAAACAGAATCAACTCGATTGCTAGTAAGTCATGGTCCTATCGGAGAACTACTGTGTATTAATAAACGAGGCAAGCACGTTGTTTTGTATGATGTTTTAAAAGTTTTACAGTTTCTAGATAAGCTTGAAAATCAAAAAATAAAATCAAAAATTAGGAGTAAATAAATGACTAAAAAAGATTTCCCAACACTAGCAGTTCTAAGTATTACTAGCGGGCGATTACTGACACAACCAAGACGAGCGAATAACGGCTTTGATCAGATATACGAAGTATTAGAATAGATGACTGACGATCAGCCGTTTACGCATCAATTGGGGCGATTTGCAGAAGAGTGTAAGCAGTGGATTTATCAATGGCATCCTGAGATTATCAAGGCAGACAAATGGATAGAAAACAAATTGATAGAAAAATGCGAAACTGAGGACGTGAAAGATTGCCAAGCCGCAATGCTTGCAAAATTTGGTGAGACGATCACGTTACAGAAAATTCCACAAGGCTATCACAATTTTAAAAATCTGTAGGAGTAAATAAATGATTAACGTAATTCAAAGAAGTGGAGAAACTCGACCCTTAGACATTACCAAAATTCGCCAAGTAGTAGAATGGGCGTGCGAAGGGTTAGAAGTAAATCCCCTCGCTTTAGAATCAGGATTAACTTCTCGATTACGAGATGGGATTACCACTAGGGAAATTCAAGAAAATTTAATCAATGTCGCCACACAATTGTTTTGTGTAGAAGAGACTGATTGGAAGTATGTAGCTGGAAGACTTCACGTCTGGGGACTGTGGAAGGATACTAGAATCAAGAGAAAATTTGGCGGTTATTTATCTTGCACGGTTTTCAGAAGATTAGAAGGAACCGACTACGCTAAATATGTCCAGTGGCAAGTGGATAGAGGTGTTTATGATTCAAAAATTACGGAAATCTATGACGAAAAAGACTTAGAAAATGCGGGGGAGTGGATATACCCAGAATACGATAAAGACTTTGACTATGCTGGTGCAATCATGTTGTCAAAAAGATATTTACTTGACTGTGAATTACCTCAAGAGGCTTTTTTGACGTGCGCTTTATTACTTGCCAGTGTAGAAAAGAAACCAGAAGATAGATTAAGTTTTGCCTGTCAAATCTACTTAGCTATAGCTCAAAGAAAAATCTCTCTAGCTACTCCAATTTTAGGCAATTTACGCACTCCCAAAGGTTCTTTGAGTAGTTGCTTTATCGTGGCAATAGAAGACAATCTAGAAAGTATTTTCAGTGAGATTACTAATACTGCTCGCATCTCAAAAAATGGCGGAGGTGTTGGGGTAAATGTAAGTAGAATCCGTGCCACTGGTAGCTCGGTTATGGGGAAAGCTAACGCTTCTGGTGGGATTATTCCGTGGATTAAATTACTTAACGATACAGCTATCGCAGTCAATCAAGGGGGGAGACGCGCCGGGGCTGTCACTGTTGGGGTTGATATTTGGCATCTAGACGTGCCAGAATTTCTGGAAATGCAAACAGAAAACGGTGATCAAAGACGCAAAGCTTATGATATTTTTCCCCAATTAGTTATCACCGATGAATTTATGCGTCGGGTAATAAATAAAGCCGAGTGGACATTAGTTGATCCTTATGAAGTTCGGATAAAACTAGGGATAGAATTAGCAGAACTATGGGGGGACAAATTTGAAAAGGCTTATGAATTAATTGAAGATAGTCTAGGAACAAAAATTACTCTCTACAAAAAGGTTAATGCTAGGGAGTTATTTAAAGATGTTATGCGCCCTCAAATTGAGACAGGTATGCCCTATCTTGCCTTCAAAGATACCATTAATCGCGCTAATCCTAATAAACATGATGGGTACATCCCTCAAGTTAATTTGTGCTGTGAGAGCTTCTCTAATGTCACACCGGGTAAAACAGCCCATTGCTGTAATTTAGTTAGTCTTAATTTAGCCAACATTGACACTCTTACTAATTTAGCGGAAATGTGTCATCTTGCTGTTAGAGTGCTTGACAATACAATCGACTTGACTTGTCCCCCGATTGGTGAAGCCAAAAAACATAATGACCGTTATCGCACTATTGGAGTTGGGGTTATGGGATTAGCTGACTGGTTAGCTAAACAAAAATTATTTTATAAAGACTTTAAATCTATCAATGATTTATTTGAAAGAATTAGCTATTATTGTACTCACGCTTCGATGAGATTGGCTAAAGAACGCGGTGCTTATCAAGCTTTTTCCAGCAGTGAATGGAGTCAGGGTAAATTACTAGGGGCTAAACCATTAGAATGGTTCAACGTAAATTCTGATAATACCTATAATTGGCATCAATTAGCCAAAAGTATTCAACAATTTGGCATTAGAAATTCCCATATTACTGCTGTAGCTCCCAACACTACTTCTTCCTTAATTCAAGGTTGCACTGCCAGTGTTTTACCTGTCTTTAAGCGGGTATTTACAGAAAAGAACTCAAAGGGTGCTATCCCTAATTGCCCTCCTTTTATTAAAGATTTTTTTTGGTATTATCAAGAGAATCAAAATCTTGATCAAAAGATTGTCGTTCAAGCGATTGCTGAAATGCAAAAATGGATTGATACAGGGATTTCTATGGAATTACTATTTAACCTTAATCAGGGTGTTTATTTTCCTGACGAACCTAGCCGCGCATTAACAGTTAAAGAAATTTATGAAACTTTAATCTTAGCGTGGGAATTAGGATGTAAAGCAGTCTATTATGTACGAACTGTTCAAAAGGATAACTTTAAAGAGTCTGACAATAGTTGTTCTAGTTGCGCCAATTAATCATGAATATTATCTCTAATGTAATTTTATGTACTGTAGGTCTTGTAGTTAGCACAATATTTGCCCTAACTGTTTTTTCAATTTCGTTTTATACAATTGGTTGGCTTGAAGGTTTTGTTGAATGTTTTATTGAAATTCTTGAAGATTTCATCAATACTCGAAAAAATAAATAATCATTATGGCAATAATAATTATTGACTTTCTAGCAACTATTGTATTAAGTATATTTTTACTTTATACTGCTTTAATTTTTGCTGTTGTCTTGTGTAGAGTGTTTTTTAGATTTAAGACTAATTTAATCTACACAGTTAAACAATTTAAATACTATTTAACAGATGAATATAATCGGATTAGTTCTTGTAAATATTATAACCCTGAAACCCATAAAGACTTTAATCTAAAATGTAGCGTAAATCCTTCTATTTCTTGTGTACAATGTAAAGACTGGGAACTAAAGTAAAGTAAAACTATGTCATTGATCAGTCTTAGCAATAAAATGCCCATTTCCCCGATCTTCAATCCATCGGGGGATGATGCGACTGAAACTCGATCTATCTGGTTTGGTAACACTACCAACCTAATGCAATTAAATGATGTCCGCTACGCTTGGGCTGTAGGTTTATATCAACAGATGCGTGAAAATTTCTGGATTCCGCAAAAAATAGATATTACTCAAGATATAACTGACTATAATAACTTAACCCTTGATGAAAGACGCGCTTATGATGGTATTTTATCCTATCTAACTTTTCTTGATTCTGTACAAACCTGTAACATTCCTCACTTAAAATCTTGCGTCACAGCCCCAGAGATCAGCCTTTGTATGGCAGAACAAATCTCTCAAGAGGCTATGCACAATCAAAGTTATCAATACTTGATTGAGACTATTATTCCCTCAAACAAAAGGGCTGAAATTTATGATTTATGGCGCACCGATAAAATTCTTAGAAATCGCTGTGAATTTATTGCTAGTTCTTATCAAAAATATATTGACAGCCCAACACAGAGTAATTATTTTGGTTCTCTGTGTTCTAATTATATTCTAGAAGGACTGTATTTCTATAATGGGTTCCAGTATTTTTATAATCTAGCTTCTAGACATCTAATGGCTGGAAGTGCCGATATTTTTAGGATGATTAATCGAGATGAGTTAAGTCACGTCCGATTGTATCAAAAATTAATTGTGGAAGCATTGCAATTATTCCCGAAAGAGTCAATTAAAAAAGATATAGCAAGTTCTTTCTTGGAGGCTGTTAATCAAGAAATTAATTGGTCCAACCATATTATCGGTAATCAAATACTGGGCATTACTGAAGAAAGTATAGATCACTATACTAAATACCTTGCCAATATTCGACTAAAAGCCATCGGCTTAAATCCAATTTTTACCGAGGACAAATACAAAAAATCTCCCTATTCCCATTTAGAGAAATTCTCTGATACTCAAGGGGAAGGTCACACTAAGTCAAACTTTTTTGAAGCAACTGTTACCAGTTATGTTATGTCTTCTGGCTTAACGGGATGGGATGATATTTAATAGCATCGCTCGATAAGACAGAAAGCCGTTGATGCCACCTTTTTTTCGGTTGTGCTAAAAGGTGGTTATTATTGCCACTCTTGTCTTGCCATGTGATCAATTCTGCTGGTGGAATACTAATTCCAGCTAAGTATTTTCTGTAATTCAATTTAAATTCTCCAAATATTTTCTGATTTTATTTTACCTTAAATATCAGAAACAAGAGGTGGACGATTTTTAAAAGGATGCGCGGAGGAAAGATTAGCTCGCGCGGTGAGATCACCAAATGAATTTGCTCGCCATGCCATGTACCCTTCCATTCTTTGGCGAAATTCAGTCGTTAGCGGAAAGCCCGTAAAAACGGCGGCTTCGTAGATATGCCAGTTTGTAAAGCGGTTGAATTTTACACCAGAACCTACATCAACTGACAAAGTTCCAACGTTAGTGCGTTGGGTCCAATTGCCAGAAAGCGATCCGTCAACAAAGCCATTACCCCAGGTGCTGATAAAGCCGCTACCAACAGTGCCGCACAGAATGTTTGTACTGTTCGTAGAAAAAGTCAGTGCGCCTGTACCATCGTAATTTTGCTGATTCCCCGCAGTGTCATTTGTGTAGCACGCGCTTTTTCCATTCGACTTAATCAGATACGCCCATCCCGCCGTAAATGGCCCAGGCGCAGTGTAAAATTCAAACGGCGAGTTATAAGCATTGGTCCAGGACACTGCGCGCAACGACACGAAGAAAGACACTGGATAAACAAACGCCCAAGATTCAGGATTGCGTTGAAGCGAGTCGTTTGAGCCATCCCACAATATTGACGATAATCCTCCCGAAGTGGAAAGTGACGGTCTTTGAGCATCACTTGACTGAGACCAATGCCGCCCATTGCCACTTTTGTCTCTCCACTGTGAGACTCTGCTTCCAGATGCGGTAATAGTACTTAAATCAGCCGCATCTAGCCACAATGAAAGCGTTCCACTGGATAGATTTGCGGGTGTCCACAGAAGACTGGCATCAATTATTAGCATTAATTAAAAACCGCAGACACTTTGAGAATATTTTGATTTAACAATTGAGCCAACAGATTTTCGTCGTTGAATTGTTCTGTCACTGCCCGCAAAATATCCGATTCAGAAATCGGATTTAATTTATCTTCATTATTAATAGAAATCACAAGTCTTGGAGTTTCTCCAAAGACTGCCGCCGTCATTCCCAATTTAGCTACATTTAACTTAACATAAGGATTAAAAACAATCATTTCTGATAGAATTTTTTTGTAAGCATAAAATCGAACAGATTCATCATTGATTAAATTAGGCTTGATTTCACTATCAAAAAAAGCTGAATTAGTTGACATTTCATTGAAAGACCCAGAAACATTTGTTAGCGCAATTTGGTATCTTTCAATATATTCGGGACTATTTAAAAATAAGCTTTGAGCAGTTAAACTATTAGGCATTTAAGTTAGCGACGGTGTTTCGCGGAAAATTAACAAAAAAGGAATACTCAATGGTCCACCAGTAACGCTGGTAATATCGAATCGAATTTCTTGAGCAGTAGTAATAATTTGTCCTTGTCCAGATACTGTAAAACTAGCCCGAGCAGTAGTAAGAGATAGGCTAGATAGTCCTGGTATTGCCCCAAAAGAAGCACCACTGCCAAAGCTAAAAGTTATTGTAGCACTTCCCGCAGAAGTACGTAAGTTTCGCACTTCTAAAAGAGTAATTTCTCTTAGAAAAGAAGTAACAGGAATCTGCTGTGCAGCAGAAATGTTCGTAATAGTTACTATCTCGCTTTGCAACCGAGTAGAAACCCATCGGGCTGTAGCGATCGAATCTAAAGTGTCAGTAGGACCGAGAAATTCTTTCACAATACTAAGCTAGTAATTTAGCTACAAATCCATTCACAGAAGGTACTGCCGTAGAAGCAAAAGTTAGGCGGATTGAAGTATTACTCAATCGTTCCGTAAAAACTCCTACAGTATCTCTATTACCGCTATTGCGAATTACTTCTACGC